GTGAAAGGCCAGTGCTGCTCTGTCGTGTGCGGGACAAGCTTCCAATCCCAGATCAATCGCGCTTGGCCGCAGTGCATGATCTCCCTGGCCTGCCAGCAGTAGCGGAGAGGGAAAGTGCTTGCCCCGAGTGGCGGGATAACCAGGCAATCGGCATCCTCCGGCAGCCGCTCGCTCAGCGGGATGAGCTTCGGCGCGGGTGCAAGATTGCCCCATGGAGCATCCTCGTCTACACGCTCACCGACCACTTGCGCAGCCCACGTAAGCATCCCAGCAGTTTTTGGGCAGTCTTCATCAGCGGCCTGGGTAGCTTCTTCTACTAGCCAGGAAATCAGCGGGCCAAGAACCTCAAGGCTTGGCCCATCGCCTGCCGGGGAAGCTACAGGGCGCCCCCAGCGGGTGAGGATAATATCAGCCGTGTTCAGCGCGTGGATGCGAGCATCTGAATTGGGAAGGTCAGCCCAGCTTGGCCAATGCGGCTTGGCGTGATCGGGTGCAGTTGCAAGCATGGCATTTTCGTAGACGATCTGAGCTACTTGCTCAACGCTCGCCCCGGCTCCTCTTGTCTTATCCAGTTCGGCACGGAAGTCGGTCATGGTCGGTCGGTCGGTGGTGAATGGTGAAAAAAGGCAGTAGCGGAGTCATAAGGCAGAGCGTTAGATGCCTCTCACCACGCGCAGGCTGCCGTCTGAACTGCGCAGGATGAAGTTTCCGCGATTGATTTCGTTCTGCTTTGCCAGTTTGTAAAGAGCTATAGCACGGCGAAAGATTTCACCTCGTGAAAGGTCATGCTCTTGCTCAAGTTCTTCAAAGTCTGCTGCAAGTGCGTATGACATGCGTACAGCAAATCTTGTCGGGGGCTGCTTTGCTTGTTCCATGGTCGGTCGGTGGTGGTGAATGGGTGCCGGGGGAAGGGCGGCGATCTTAGCCTGCCTGCGTTAGCTGGCTGACTTGAGCGGTGATGGTTTTGGTTTCGGGAACCTCTAGCTCTGCTTCTAGCCAGTAACGGTTCTCACCTGGCTTCAACGAGTCGAAGGTGTAGCTGTGAAAATCCTCTGAACTGGAGCTGCTCCAACCCGCTGATGACCAGTCGCCATTGCAGTCAACTGAAACGGCAATACGGACTTTGACTGTTTTACTCATGGTCAGTCGGTCAGTGGTGGTGAATGGGTGCCAGGTGGGACGCCCCCCGCAGATGGACCCCACAAGGGCCACCCGGCCCCCACATCATAAGCCATTGCGCTTCCCTAAGCCACAACGGCAAACTGAGAAAACACAACAGCACCATGCCCCTCCCGTTCGTCACCGCCCCAGAAGTCAAGGTCGAGCAGGTGGGGGATGAGAGCACGGGCGTCCTCCAGTTCCCGGTGTTCAATGCCCTGTTGGTGGGGGAGCGCATCCTGCTCGATGAAATCGACTACCAGAGCACGGTGAACGAGCAGACCCACCGCCTAGCAAGCATCATCCGCGAGGCAGACGACCTGCCCGAGGCCACGGCGAACCTTGTGGCGGCCCGCCTGATGGCCAAGCACATCGGCATCCCGGTGGTGCTGGAGCCCCTGGAGAACGCCATCCGGCAGCGGGAGCACCGCCTGATCCGCGACATTGACAACCGCCTCAGCGCCCAGAACGAGGCCCAAGTCACCCGGCTGGTCACCGCCGCGATCGTCTACCGGCTGGGCAAGGTGGATCCCGACTGCGCCAAGTGGACCGACGACGACACCCGCAACCTCACCGAGGGTCTGCGCAACGCCATCTACAGCTTCATGCTGCGCGAGCAACGCGGCGGCGCGGCACCGGCTGATCCCAAGGCCACCCTGCAACTGATGGCCGACAGCCTGGGAAAGCCAAACCTGCCCCAACCGACTGGGGCGCAATCTTCTGGCGCCTGCACGATCTCTGGCCCCACAACCCCGCCTTCGCCCGCGAGCGATTCGCCTGGTGCCCTGAAGCCTTCATCTGGGAAGCGCTCGACCAAGGAACCCGCCTCCTGAGGGAGCGGCTGCACGCGGCAGAACGGCCGATCGCCAACCTCCACGCCTGGTATGCCAGCGCTCACCGGGATCCCGATAAGCGCCGCGAGCCGTTCACAATGGAGGAGTTCTGCTGGTTCCTCCCGCCGAAGGATCAGGACGCTGCCGAGGGACCGCCTGCTGTAGCCGGTGCAGCGATGCTGGCCCTATGCGAGGCAAGGCAGGTGCCAGGCTTTGCGATGGCCTTCTACGACGCCCTGGCCACCGCCGGGGAAGGGACGCCACCGCCCCCACTGCTGGCCCTGCTGGCAGACGATGCCCTACTGCTCGCCCCAGTGGAACATCAGGACGGCTGGCGGGGGCTGCTACTGGCTGAGGAGACTGCAGCGGGACTGGAGCGAACCTTCAGGCTGGCGGATGATTCGCAGCGGCTGGTGACCCTGTTGGTGCCACCCTCTCCCGATGCTGCAGCGCCAGCATGGGCGGCGGCAGATTCATGGCTGCCCATCGTTCAATCTCCCGGTAGCAATCCTCAACCGCCTGCGCTGCTGCCTGAATCGACGTGAAGTAACCCAGCGACCACCGCCGACCAGCCCACCACACCCGAGCCTGATACGGGCGGTGTGCGTTATGGGGGCAGTGGGAAACGCCGCGAGGGTAAGAAGCCATGCCCCAGCTTTCCCACCTAAGCCGCTGCGGAGGCTTAAGCCGCGGCGGGAACCTGCGAGGTAACGCACCGGCAAGGCCGGAACGATCATGCCCCAAACGTGGGAACAGGCTTACGGGTTCCGGTTCTTCTTTGTGCCGATGAAGTCGGCATCGGTGGACCTGACTCAGGTAACGCTCGGTGGCCTCGGCACCGGCAAGTTCATCAACAACACTACGCTGCAAAGCTCCTCCGCCACGGTGATCACTGCCGGGACTGGTGACAGTTTCGCGCTGGGCGTGGGCACCAAGGCGATCACCAATGCCGCCCTGGCATCCAACGTGGTCACCTTGACCTTTGCGGCTGCTCATGGCATCGAGGTAGGCAAGCGGATCGCCGTGAAGGATCTCCCGGCTCCCTTCACCAGCCTCAACGGCTCGTTCGTGGTGGCCTCGGTGACCACCACCTCCCCGTTCACCCTGACTTACGCCCTCACCGGCACCAACATCACCTCAGCTGCCGTATCTGCCGGTGTGGTGGCCCCCTCGTTGCTGCTTGACGGCACCGATGCACCGTTCCGCCTGCTGGGGCTGAGCAACCTGCAGCCCAGCAACAGCACCAACAAGGAAAGCGTCATCATCTATGACGATGAGGCAGGTTCCTACGACACTCCCATCCCCGTGTCTCGGACCAAGGATTGGAGCCTAGAAGGCGCGATGAACTATTCCGATACCGCATGGCGTGCGATGCGGTTCTGCGAGGAGTTCAACGTGACCGAGAAGTTGATGGTCAAATATGCAGTCATCGGCCCCAACAACGGTCGGCAAGTGGAGTACGGGTTTGCGTTCTTCGAGAACTACCAGCCGCAGCAGGCGGCGGGGACCGTGATCAAGTTCCAGGTGGCGCTTGCGGGCTACGGCAAGGTGGGCCTCGATCTGCTCTGATCATGGCGATCACTGTTCGGGGGGAGACGTTTGAGGGCTATAACAAGCCCAAGCGAACCCCCCAGCACGCCACCAAGAGCCATGCGGTGCTGGCTAAGGAGGGTGAGAAGGTCCGGCTGATCCGGTTCGGTCAGCAGGGGGTGAGTGGTGCCGGGAAGAACCCTCGCACCGATGCGCAGAAGGCCCGCCGTGCGAGCTTCAAGGCCCGCCACGCTGACAACATCGCCAAGGGTCCGATGAGCGCCGCTTACTGGGCAAACAGGGTGAAGTGGTAGCCAAGCAAACAACGGAAATCCCGGTGTTTGAGTTGATGGCCCCGGTACTGCCGGGGCTTTTTCATGCCTGCCGTACTTGATGGGTACTTGACGGTTACTTGATGCCCTTACGCCTCAGCGCTAAACAGCTGACTAACGAACTCCACGCGCTTGGCCCAGGTGTCGCCACCTTCGCGGCCCTTGCACGGGTTGATGCAGACCGGATCGTTGACCATGTTGCACACCAGCCCCGCCAGATCAAGCTCAGAGGCCTTCCTGCCGGTGCCTGACCAGTAAAGCTGCTCACCTAGCCATAGGGCGCCGCAGCGTGGGCAGGAGCGGGCTTCCGTGACTGGGGCTTCCATGGCGGGCGGGC